ATTTCGCAAGATTGTAATATATTTGAAGATAAAAAGACCAAGCTAAAAGCCTATAGGGTGCAAAGTTAAGCTACTCACCCTGTTTCTGATTTAGCTTTTTTTGCAGTTTTTTTAATTAAAATTTAGGCCATTTTTAGGCCTTTTTTTGTGGTTTTTAGTCAAATATCTAAACGCCTGTACAGCCATTTTAAGGCCCTTTTTAGCCACTTTACCACCTCTAGCTTATCCTACTATCAAAAAACTGAGATAATGCAATAGGCGCAAATTACCTTCGTAGAGATTTTAGCAAAATTTACTTTTTTTTACAAAGCTATTTTATATAAAAAAGAGTGTTTTTTTTGGCATATAAAAATTAAATTTGGTTTTTTAAAATAAAATTATATACCTTTGTTTTTTATAAATTTAAAAATTAACAAACATGAAAAATTTAATTAATAGAAACTGGAAAGCTAGCGCCAGTAATAGAAAAAAAATTAGCATTATTAATAATTTAATGGGCATTTTATTTAGCCATAAATTAATACTATTTGATTTTAAAATAATAGAGATTTGGTGGCATGCTAATACAGGCAGTGAGTGGCACAGCCATACAGATGCTAGTATATGTCCACATAAATTAAGGCTGGAATTTTTAGGATTGAGGCTGGAGTTTAATTTTAATCATCTAAAACAAATTAGAAAAAATAGATTTGAGGCAGATGGTAAATGTTGGCATACTCAATTTATAGGCCCATGCTTAATGCTTGATTCTATTACTTTTAGCTGGACTAAATTAGATACTGAGCCATTTAGTGAAAAAAAATTAATTTGGTTTGATATTACTGATGTACTAATAAGGACCAGAAAACATGGCAGATTTAATGAGCGTAAATTTTTCTGGCAAACTAAATGTAAATTAATTCATAGTGATGGTGGCTTTTGGACTGCATTACATAGGTCAGATAATGAGGGTATGCCAGTAAGATTTAGATTTAAAATATTTAGTAAAACATTTAAAATATAATATTATGAAAAAATTTAAAAGACCATTTGAGGATTATGTTATTATAGGAATATTTGCACTAGGCTTATGGACCCTAGTATAATTTTCGTTAAATTAGAGTACTGGCTAGATAAGTTAATTTTTTAGTTTGTTTTTTGTTTGATTAGTTAAGAAACCTCAGCAACTGCTGGGGTTTTTTTATTTACTTAATTTAGAATTTTGTATTTTATGGCCTATGATTTTACCTAAGAAATTAGATAATAATTTAATAGGCTGCCTAGCTGAGTATATTTTTGCCACCAGAGCTATGGCTAAGGGCTTTAAAATCAGCATGCCTCTACTAGATTCTAGTACTTATGACTGCATTTTAGATAATGGCGCTGAGCTGCTTAAAATACAAATTAAGAGTATAGGCAGTGATAGAAAAAAAAGGCCTAATAAAAATAGCTATAAAGTTAATTTAAGAAATGGCCTTAATTATTACTCTAGAGCTGAGGTGGATTTTTTCGCTATATATTTAACTATTGAGGATGGTTTTTTTATAATTCCTAATTATGAACAAATGAGCTTTATTATTAACCGAGTGGGTAAGTATAAAGATAATTTTAATAATTTTGCTTTATTCTATTGATTTTTGTTTTTCATAAAGTTTACAAAGAGAAAAGAGCTGCATTTAATGTGGCTCTTTTTTTTTATCTTTACATAAAAATAATATCATGAGGCAAATAAAAATAGTAGCAGAGAGTGCTACAGAGCCAGTAAGTTTAGCAGATGCTAAAAATTATATAAAAGTAGATTTTACTGATGATGATACTTTAATAACCAGCATGATTATTATGGCTAGGATTTGGTGCGAAAATTATTTATCTAGAGATATAGTAAGTAAGACCAGAAAATATTACATGGATAAAACAAATGGGCTTTTTGATTTGCCATTTTCACCAGTAACAACTATAAGCAGTGTTAAAGTAAATGGTGAGGCTGCTACCTATGATGTACTAGGTTTAAATAATGAAACTATAGAGCTGCATAGTGGACCAGCTGAAAAGGTAGAGATAGAGTATATTACTGAGGCTGTAGATAATGATTTAATACAGGGCGCTATATTGCAGCTGGTATCTACTTATTATGATAATAGAACTGATTTTGTAATGGGCGTGGGGGTTAATGAAATACCTACTAATGTTAAAGCTATTTTAGCATCACAAAAATCATTATTTATATGAAAAAATTACAAGCTGGTAAATTAAATAAAAAGATAAATATTATTAGGCCTACAGGTAATGCTTATGGCTATGGTGGTTTTAGTGATTTTTTTGCTGATACTAGTGCTGGATATAGTACGATTTATAATAATATCTGGGCTAATGTAAATACTAAAGATTCTAATGTAACTGATGAATTTGGTAAGTTAATAAATGAGGTTATGGTAGAATTTACTACCAGAAAAGATGCAGCTAAAACATTTTTAGAAAGTGATGTAATTGAATATAAAGATATTTTATATCAAATCAATAAAGTTAGTGATACTAATGATGATAGCTATATTAAGATATTAGCTACTAATATTAAAGATGGTAGATTATGAAAATAATAATGAATCCCAGCGACATGAAAAAAGTAACTAGGGCCATGAATAACTTAAAAAAGTTTGATAAAAAAGGCCTAAGTACTGAAATAAAAAGATGCGTAATGGATATAGATAAAAAAGCTAAATCTAGAGTATCTATAGGCAGCTATGCTAATGCTGGTACTTTAAAGCGCTCTATAGCTTATGGTGCGAGTGGTAAAACTGCATATAATGAGGCTACAGCACATTATGCACCTTATGTGGAGTTTGGTACTGGTGGCAGCTATAGTGGTAAAGAGCTGGCAGCTTTAGGCATCCCAGAAACTTACAGCGCTCAGTTTAAGGGCGCATCACAGGATAGAGTACACTTACCAGCTAGGCCTTTTATTTTCAATTCAGCCAGAGAGGCTATACCAGATATGTATAAAAAGATAATGAAAAGATTAGAAAATATTTTATAAATGAGAATAACAGCGCACATAGTAAGAAAAGCTATTTTTGATGCTTTAAATAATAATGTTACTTTTAGAAATAATGTAGTACCAGTATTTAATAAAGTACCTAGCACTACTAGCTATCCATTTATAAAAATTTATGGTGAAAATGAAAAATCTGAGTTTAAAAATCAAAGTAAATATATTACAGAAAATCTAACAAAGATAGAAGTGGTAACTAAATTTAAAGGTAATACAGGTGGTGAGCTTAATAGTCAGATAATAATGGATAGCGTACTACAGCTAATTAATGGCGCTTTGCCTACAGCTGCTAGCTTACAAACAGATATATATAATAATTATGTAACTGATGTAAAAGATGTAATTTTTTTAGAGGATTATACTAAAGATAATACCTACTACAGAGCTATAGCATCTATAATAACCCAAACAGAGCAAATTTAAAATAAAAGTTTTTTTTTATAAGGCCTCTACTTTTTAGGGGTTTTTTTATGCTCAAAAATTAATTTTATTTTGATTAAATTTGTAGATATGAAAAGGATTTTTAAGATAATAATAAATGGCTTATTTAATATACTTAATATTATTTCATGTGGCTTAATTAGGCGCTGGAATACTTTATTAAATAATATAAAAATAGGCTGTAAGTGCCGAGTATATAAAGATGATTATAATAATGCTAAATGCTGCAAATGGAAGTAAGTGAAAACACTAAGCTCACACTAGATTTAAAAACCATAATATTAGTAGTATCTTTTACTGCATCACTTACGCTAATGTATGCAACTTTAAAAGCTGATATAAATGATGCTAAAGAGCTACCAAAGCCAGAGGTATCAAAAGTGGAGTATAATTTAAAAGATGAGCTAATAAGAGAGCAAATATATAAAACCTCTGAGGATGTCAATGAGATTAAAGAAACCCTAAAGAGATTAGAAGAGAGGGTTTATGAGCTTAAAAAATAAATTATGAGAGCTATTATACTATCTATTTTTCTGGTAATGATGCAAGCAGCTACAGCCCAGTATAAAGATGATATTAGTATAGTACAATTTACTGCCGATTTTGTAGAATCAGCAAGCCTCAAAGATTTTAAAAATCATAATACTTATACATTTTTACTCAAAAAAGATTCTAAAATATTTGATAAGGAAAATGTAAAAGTAGTACCCACTATAATACTCTATAATAATGGTGATGAAGTTTTAAGAATCAAAGCTAATATAATGCTAGAGCTGCCAGATAATTGGGATGCCAAAATATCTGAGGCTATAGATGAGCTATTAGAAAATAAATTTTAACCTATGAGAAAAATATTAACCTTAATTTTTGCGCTTATTTTTATAGGCGCTTTTAGTCAAGAAAAGACAAAGAAAAAACCACTAAAAAAACTTTTAAAATATAGTACTATTTTTGGTAGCTATAGTGAAACCAGCCCACTTTTTCAGCCAGAAAATTATTTTGTTACACAGGCTGGGGATGTAATAAATGTAACGCCAGAAATAGGTAATGATTATCTGGTAAATTTTGGTATTAGAAAACTGGCCAGATTTGATTATACGAATAGGCAGAATAGATATTATGATGGTACTGAGCGTAACCCATCACTAAGCTCAAATGTAGGCGCTATAAAGGGCTTAGAATATTTATTTATGTATAGCAAAGGCCAGCAACAAAATAGGGCCTATAAAAGCCATAGATATTTTATTAGATACTCAGCTAAATACTGGAGTTTTAAATTAGAATCTCAAAAAAATGGATTAATAAATTTAAATTTTAAAAATGCTGATTTAAGATTTAGGCTGCCTATAAGAAAATTAAGCCTATCAGC